GAGGACACCGCCCGCGCCGTGCCGGGCATCGTCTGGAAGACTTCCGACGAGGGCCGTGGGTGGTGGAGCCTCGGCGGCAGCCCCGGCCTCCTCGTCCCCGTGCGCGACCTCGAGGGCCGCATCGTCGCGCTCAAGGTCCGCCGTCGGGACGCCGAGCCCGGGCAGCAGCGCTACCTCTACCTGTCGAGCGCGCGCGCCGGGGGGGCCTCGGCCCTCGCCGCGCTGCACGTCCCCACGGTGGCGACCCGCGCGAGCTCGCCGCTCCTGGTGGTGACCGAAGGCGAGCTCAAAGCCGACGTCGCGACGCACCTCTTGGGCGCGCCCGTCGTCGGCCTGCCTGGGGTCAGCTCCTACCAGCTCGCCGTAGCCCACGCCGCGGCCGCCGGCGCCCGTCGGGTCGCGGTGGCCTTCGACATGGACGGACTCACCAACCGCTTCGTGGCGCGCGCGTCGCAGCAGCTCGTCACGGCGCTGCGGTCGACCGGGCTGGAGGCTGAGGTCTGGCGCTGGGACCCGGCGCTCAAGGGGATCGACGACATGCTGTTGGCTCAGCGCGGGGTGCGTCATGGGTGACGGGACCCCGCTCGGGGTGAAGGTCTATGCGGGCGGTGAGGCCGCGCGGGAGGTCGATCGGGTCGCGGCCGAAGTAGGCGCGGGTGATCTCCCGACGCCGTGCACCGACCTGGGCAACGCTGAGCGGCTGGCGCGGCGGCACGGCCGGGACCTGCGGTGGTGCGAAGACCTGAAGACCTGGCTCTCCTGGACCGAGACCCACTGGGAGCGCGATAAGATGGGCGCCGTCGCCCGCTGCGCCTTCGACACGGTGCGCGCCATCGCCGAGGAGGTCAGCGCCGAGTCCGACTCCGACCGCCGCAAGGCGCTCTGGAAGCACGCACTCGCCTCCGAGGGTGCGGGCCGCATCGACGCGATGGTGCGGCTCACGCGCGCGCAGCCGGGCCTCGCGGTGATGCCGGAGGCGCTCGACGCCGGCCACTGGGATCTGCCCTGCGCCAACGGCACGCTGGACCTGAAGACGGGCGCCCTCCGTCCCTCGCGCCGGGAAGACCTCGCGACCCGGTCCCTCGCGCTCGCCTGGGACCCGACCGCGGAGTGCCCCCGGTGGCTGCGGTTCCTCGAGGAGGTGCAGCCCGACCCCGAGGTGAGGGCCTTCCTCCAGCGCTGGGCCGGCTACGCCTGCACCGGCGTCATCCGGGAGCACGCCTTCACCATCCACTGGGGCACCGGCCGCAACGGCAAGAGCGTCTTCATGGACACGCTGCTGCACGTGCTCGGTGCCTTCGCCCGCCAGGTGCCGACCGAGCTGCTGGTGCAGAAGCAGGGGCAGGCGCACCCGGCTGAGCGGATGGTGCTCCGCGGCCTGCGCCTCGCGTCGGCTTCGGAGACCGAGCAGGGCGCGAAGCTCGCGGTGGCCCTCATCAAGCAGCTCACCGGCGGCGAGGCCATCTCGGCGCGCGGGATGGGGGAGAACTTCCTGGAGTTCTTCGCTACCCACAAGCTGGCCCTCCAGACCAACTCCAAGCCGCGCATCACCGAGAACACCGCGGCGGTCTGGATGCGGATGTGCCTGATCGCCTGGACGGTGACCATCCCCGCGGAGCGCCAGGACCCCGAGCTCAAGACGAAGCTCGAGGCCGAGGCCGCCGGCATCCTCCGGTGGGTCGTCGAGGGGTGCCTCGCCTGGCAGCGCGAGGGGCTCCGGCCCCCGCAGGCCGTGCTCGACGCGACCGAGGAGTACCGCCGCGAGTCCAACCCCATCGGCGACTTCCTCGACGACCGCTGCACCCGCGACCCCGTGCCCGGCAAGGACATCGCCCGGGTGCTCGCGAAGCCCCTCTACGAGGCCTTCAAGTCGTGGTGCGAGGACAACGGCCGCAACGTCGTCAGCCAGAAGGCGCTCGGGGACGCGCTCACCACCCTGGGCTACCAGCGCCGACCCTACGGCGGGGTGACCAGCTACGTCGGCCTGCGCCTCCTCGAGCCCAACGAGGTGCCGCTCGACCCCCAGGCGACCGACCCGACGGAGGCTTGGTGAGGATGGTGGCGATGGTGAGGATTCCTACGCCGCTCTCACGAGGGGCGTTTCTATACACGGCGAATACGGAATCATCACCATCCCACCCATCATCACCAAGGGGTTTGGGAGTATGGGTTTCCGGCTCGTTCCACGGCGTTCCCCCTCGCCGCACGATCGCCCGTCCCCTGGTGCTTGCGGGCGCTGCTGAGGCTCCTGGCGCGACTGCGGGGCGGTTGTGAGGGCGCCGCTCACCCCATGCGCGACCCGGCGCTGCACCTCCTTCGCCGCGGGCGCCGGGCGGTGGACGCACCCCCTGTCCGCGCCGTTCTGCGAGCTCTGCCGCCACAGCGTGCGGCGCCTCGTCCGTCGCCGCGGGCTGGCCCTGGACGTGGCCGCTCGGATGGTCGCGGGCTCAAGCCGAGGTGCCCGGTGACCGCCGACGGCGTCACGCACCACCTGGACGGCGAGGACCAGCCGCGCGCCGTGCTCCCGCTGGCGACGTACACCCGGCTGCGCGCGATCGAGGCCGCGGCGCTGGAACACGTCGCCGCGTGCGGCCGGCTGGCTCGGGCCGACGGGGCGTATGCGTCGAAGCACCCGACCATTGCCGCTCGCGCTGCGGCCATGGGCGCGCTGCTGGTGGCCCGCGGTGGTGTGGTCGACACGTCGGCCGCGTTGGCGAAGGCGGTGGCGGAGTGAGCGCCCTCCGCTGCTACCAGCTCCGCGCCGTCGAGGCCGTGCGCGACGCCTTTGGGCGAGTGAAGCGCGTCCTCCTGGTGCTCCCCACGGGCGCCGGGAAGACGCACACGGCCGCGGCGCTCATCGCCAGGGCCCACGCCCGGGGCAAGCGCTGCCTCTTCCTCGTGCATCGCCGGGAGATCGTGCTGGACACCGCCCGGCGCCTCGCCGCCGCGGGCATCCCCTGCGGCGTCGTGATGGCGGGGCAGCCGACGACCGAGGCCCCGGTGCAGGTCGCCAGCGTGCAGACGATCGCCGCCCGCGAGCTCGCGCCGCCCGCCGACCTGCTCATCTGGGACGAGGCCCACCACGTGGCCGCGGACACCTGGCGGGCGATCGCCGCGCAGTACCCCGCCGCCTATCACCTGGGGTTGAGCGCCACCCCGGTGCGCAGCGACGGCCAGGGCCTGCGCGACGCCTTCGACGAGCTGGTGGTGGGCAGCACCATCGCCGAGCTCGTCGGCCTCGGGGTGCTCGCCCCGGTGGACGTCGTCGGCCCCGCCCGGCGGCAGTCGGCCCTCTCCATGGCGCCCTTCGAGGCGTGGCAGCAGCACGCGGGCGGGCGCCCCACGGTGGCCTTCTGCGCCACCATCGCCGAGAGCCGGGCCCTCGTCGCCGCCCTCGCCGAGCAGGGCGTGGCCGCCGCCCATGTCGACGGGGACACCTCGCGCCGGCGCCGCGACGCCATCCTCGAGGACTTCGCCGCGGGGCGCCTGGACGTGGTCAGCAACGTGGCCGTGCTCACCGAGGGCTGGGACTGCGCGCGCGCCGAGGTCATCCTCCTGGCGCGGGGCTGCGATTCGCCCGGGACGCTGCTGCAGACCATCGGGCGAGGGCGGCGGTACGGCGCGGACCCGTCAAAGCGGTGCTTGCTGGTCGACCTCTGCGGCGCCGTCCACCAGCACGGGATGCCGGACAGCGAACGCGACTGGACCCTCGACGGGCTGCGGGCGCCGGCGAAGGGCAGCGCCGACGCCATCCGGCAGTGCCCCGAGTGCGGCGCGGTGTACCTCGTCGCCGAGCACCCGCGCGCCTGTCCCGCGGGCCACGTCCCGCCGCCCCAGCCCGAGCGCGAGGTGAAGCCGGCGCCGGTGTCGTTCATCACCAGCACCGTCCCGCGGGCCGAGCTGCAGGCCGAGTTCGATCGGCTGTCGCAGCTGGCGCGCGAGCGGCGCTGGAAGCCCAACGCGGTGCCGGTGCTGTTCAAACAGAGGTTCGGGTTCTGGCCCGCGCGGATGCGCGAGACGAGGAGGGTGGCGTGAAGGAGTCGGCTCTGCAGGTCCAGGTGCGGCTCGCGCTCTCGGGCGCTGGTGTGCTCGCGTTCCGCAACAATGTGGGCGCCGCGGAGTTCTGGAACGAGCACCGCCAGACGCCCGACCACGTGGCGTTCGGCGTGGGCGGTCCCGGCGGCAGCGACCTGCTGTGCTGCGTCGACGGCCGGTGGGTCGCGCTCGAGCTCAAGGCCCCCGGGGCGCGCACGAAGCCCGCGCGGGCGGCCCTCCAGGAGCAGTTCCGGTCGCTGTTACGCAGCGCGGGCGGGTTCGCGTGCGTGGTGCGGTCGGTGGACGAAGCGCTCGCTGCGGTGGCGCGGGCGAAGGAAGGGGCGAGCGAGTGATGGACGCGACAGCGATCGACGATCAGGACACCGGCCGGGCGAGCGACGCCCCCGAGGACACGGGGCAGCCGTCGTGCGTGGCGGTCATCCCCGAGCCCCGGCCGCCCTGCGTGGTGTGCGGGCGAGCGGGCACCCGGCGCCGCCGCAGACTGGCCTGCATCACCTGCGTGCGGAAGTTCAAAGACACCGGCAACCCGCTCCCGCCCGAGGCGCGCCCGTCGCGCCCGGGGCCCGCGCGCGGGAGCCTCCCCCCGGCGCCCCCGAGAGATCCGCTCCTGTGGCTACTCGACAGGATGACGGCGGCGCAGCGGGATAAGGCGCTGGCCTACCTCGGCGAACTCGCCGCGCGGGGCCCCACGCCCGAGCCCGACGAATGACCACGCGCACGCCGAAGGAACCGAAGGGCCAGGGGGTGAACATCGGTCCCGAGGCCCACGCGCGCGCCCTGATCATGCTCATCGAGGGGTGCTCGATCACCTACGTCGCCGAGACGCTGGAGATCAGCCGGCCGACGGTGCGGCGCTGGCGCGACAGCCCCGAGGGCCAGGCGGAGATCACGAAGGCCCGTAAGGCCCGCGCGGACGCCCATCGGGACGCCTCGGAAGCGGCGCTCCGCACGCTGCGGGAGAACGCCGACAAGGCCGCGCAGGTGCTGGTCGACCAGCTCGACGACGACGACCCCGCCGTCGCGAGCGTCGCCGCGCGCACGGTGCTCGACCGCATCGGCGTGCCCCGCACCGAGCGCATCGAGACGCAGGCCGCCCCGATGGACTTGTCGAAGCTCTCGACCGAGGAGCTCGAGCAGTGGGCGACGCTGCTGGCGAAGGTCGGGCATCGGTGAGCGCGCCGCCGACCCTCGCGGGCGTCGAGCGCGACCTCATCGCCAGGAAGGGCTTCGCCGAGTTCGTGCGCCGCGCGTGGCCGCAGGTCGAGCCCGCGCCGCTGGTGTGGGGCTGGCACCTCGACGCCATCTGCGAACACCTCGAAGCCGTCGCGCGGCGGGAGATCCGCGACCTGGTCATCAACGTCCCGCCGGGGTGCTCGAAGAGCCTGCTCGCCTCGGTGCTTTGGCCCGCGTGGGTCTGGACGCTCGACCCCACCCGGCGCTTCATCGTCGCCAGCTACGCCGAGCGCGTGGTGCTCCGCGACGCCCGCAAGAGCCGGAAGCTGGTCGACGGCGACTGGTTCCAGGCGCGCTTCCCCCAGGTGCAGATCCCGCGGGACCGCACCGCGTCGACGGCGCTGTCGATTTTCAACACCAGCGTCGAGGGAATGCGGTTCTCCACGACCGTCCCCGGCGGCGACGTCACGGGCCAGCACTGCCACGACGCGATGGTGGACGACCCGATCAACCCGCACTCCGCCGAGGCGGCATCGGGCGTAGGCCTCGACGCCGTGCTCGACTGGTGGTGAGGCGTGATGCCGACGCGCTTCCTCGACCACGCCACGTCGACCCGCTCGCTCATCATGCAGCGGGTGCACGAGCGCGACCTGACGCGGGAGTTCGTGCGCGCCGGCGCCACGGTGCTCTGCCTCCCGATGGAGTTCGATCGCTCTCACCCGCACCGCTACCGGAAGGACCCGCGAACCGAGGAGGGGGAGTTGCTCTGCCCCGCGCGCATCCCGCCCGCGGAGGTCGAGCGCATCAAGACGCAGCTCGGACCCACCCGCGCGGCGTCGCAGCTCGGGCAGCGCCCCAACCCCGCGTCGGGCGGCATCATCAAGCGCGTCTGGGTGCAGAACTACTGGACGGTGCTGCCGAAGGGCGGGACCTGGACGCTCTCGATCGACTGCGCGTTCAAGGCGCTGAGCGACTCGGACTACGTGTGCATCCAGGCCTGGTACGCGGTGGGCGCGTGCTTCTACCTCGTCGACCAGCTGCTCGAGCAGCTCTCCTTCACCGAGACGTGCGACGCGGTGGTGACGTGGTCCGCGAAGTACCCCGGCGCGCTGGAGAAGCTGGTGGAGGACAAGGCCAACGGCACGGCCGTCATGGACGCGATGAAGGCGACGGTGATGGGGCTCGTCCCGGTGGAGCCCGAGGGCGGCAAGGTGGCGCGCGCGTTCGCGGCGCAGCCGCTCTTCGCCGCGTTCAACGTCTTCGTGCCGCACCCGACGCGCGCCGAGTACCCCGACGGCAGGCGCGGCGCCCCGTGGGTGCGCGGGCTGGGCGTGCCCGAGGACGCGCCCGAGGCCGCCGCCGGGAGCTACGAGCACTCGCTGGTGACGTTCCCCCGCGCCGCCAACGACGACGACGTAGACGCGACGACGCAGTACCTGAACCACGCGTCGAAGAACGGCATGGCGCTGTTCGAGGCGGCGATGGCGAACATGGAGCGGATGTTCGGCGCCGCACCCGCGCCCTCGAAGGCCGCCGCCCCGCTCCCGGCGCCCCGCGCGCCCGCACCGATCAAGACGACCGAGCCCGCAGCACCTGCGGCGAAGGGATGGCGCTGATGGAGTTCGTGCAGATGGTTGAGGCCGCGCTCTCGCGCGTCGACGGATGGGTCAACCTCGTGACGGGCGCGGGCGACCGCAGGAAGAGCAAGGCGCTCCAGTTCACGCCCGACGCGGTGCTGTCGCAGGACCTGCTCGAGCAGCTCTACACGTCCGACCCGTACGCCAACCGCATCTGCCGCATCGTCCCCGAGGAGGCGCTGCGCCAGGGCGCGACGGTGCAGACCGGCGTGGCCGGCATCGACGACGACGTGGCGGAGTACCTCGACGGCTTCGAGGTGAACGCGCGGCTCGTGCGCGGCTGGACCTGGGGCCGCGTGTTCGGGGGCGGCGGCATCGTCATCGGCGCCGACGACGGCCTCGACCCGAGCGAGCCCCTCAGCGAGGAGGCCATCCGGTCGGTGCGCTTCCTCGACGTCGTGGACGCCCGCGAACTCCAGCCGCACGAGTACCAGACCGACAAGCTCGCGAAGAACTTCGGCGAGCCCGAGACCTACCGCCTCCAGCGCTCGGGCGCAGGCGGGGCCTCGGACTACGGCGTCTGGCACCGCTCGCGGCTGGTGCTCTTCGATGGGGCGCCCACCACGCGGCGCCGGCGCCAGATCTTGAAGGGCTGGGGTGAGAGCGAGCTGCAGCGCATCTACGACGTCCTCAGCAAGTTCAATGGCGGCTGGGAGTCGTCCTCGACGCTCATGCAGGTCAGCAGCGAGGGCGTGCTGAAGCTGAAGAACCTGATGAACATGCTCGGGGGCGACAAGGAGGGCCTCATCAAGAAGCGCTTCGAGATGATGGACCTCGCGCGGGGCGTCACCAACAGCGTGCTCCTCGACTCCGACGGCGAGGACTACACCCGCACCGAGGTAGGTGCCCTCGCCGGGGTGGCGGCCGTGCTCAGCGCCAACATGCTCAACCTCTCCGGCGCGGCAGAGATCCCCGTCATCGTGCTGATGGGCCAGTCCCCCGCGGGCTTCTCGTCGGGCGACGGCGACATGCGGTGGTTCTACGACCGCGTGAAGAGCACGCAGACCCAGGTGCTGCTCCCCAGGCACCGGCGGCTCGTGCGGATCCTGCTCGCGGCGAAGGACTCGCCCACGAAGGGGAAGCTCCCGCCGCGGCTCACGATCAAGTACGCGCCGCTCTGGCAGCTCGACCCGTTGCAGGAGGCGCAGCGCCGCCTCGCGGTGGCGCAGGCCGACCAGGTCAACATCACCGCGCAGATGGTCACCGCCGACGAGGCCGCGGCCTCCCGCTTCCGCGCCGACGGGTGGAACGCGGAGACCGTCATCAACCTCGCCGACCGCGAGGCCGCGATGCAGGCCGACCGCGACGCGGCCAACGCCACAGGCGGCCAGGGCGCCGACGCGCCGGGCGGCGACCACGCCGAGGCGGTGTCGGGCGTCCTGGCGAAGGTAGCCGGGCGGGAGATCCCCCGCGACGCCGGCGTGGCGCTGCTGGTGCAGTCGATGGGGATGGAGTTACTCGATGCCGAGTCGGTGATGGGCGAGACCGGACGGACGTTCTTCACCGCGCCCGACCCCAACGACGGCGCCGAGCTCGATCAGCTGCGCGCCGAGAACGCGAAGCTCAAGGCGAGCAACCAGGGGCACAAGGCCTACACCTCGCGCGTCGTCGCCGCGGCGAAGGACGGCTCGCTGCAGCTCGGGAAGTTCACCGCGGCGGCTCCGACCGACACCGACGAGGGCGACGTGCTGGAGGCCGGGGACGTGGTCGCGGTGCCGGCGGAGCCGGGAGCCGGTGAGCCGCCCCCGGGGCCCTGATGGCCACCGCCGCCCAGCTCGCCCAGCGCCGGGCCCTCGTCGCCGCGGCCACAAGGCGTCGCCTGCCACGGCCCGCCGCGATGCTCCGCGCGCAGCTCCCGCGCCCGATCGCGTACACCCGGGCGCTGACGGACGTCGCCGCCGAGCTCAACGACGCGCTCGCGGCCGCGCTCTCCGACGAGCTCGGGGTGCGCGTCGACGCGGCCGACGGCGACGCGACGGTCCCGCCCTTCAACCGCGCGGGCCTGCTCGCGCGACTCCAGCGCCTCGCCGCGGGGGTGGTGAAGCGCCGCGGCTCGCTCATCGACCGGGCCATCGACGCGTGCGCCGAGGGCGTCGCCTCGAAGTCCAAAGCCGAATGGGCGCGGCAGGCCAAGGCCGCCGTGGGCATCGACCTCGCGGCCATCGAGCCGAACCTCACCCCCACGATCAACGCCTTCCGCCGCGCCAACCTGGAGCTCATCACGTCGATGGCGAAGGACAAGGTCGAGCGGGTGAAGGCCCTCCTCACCGAGCACGCCGGGGCCCGCGTCGAGACCCTGCGCGACCGCATCATGGAAGAGCAGGGCGTCACCAAGCGGCAGGCCGCGCTCATCGCCCGTGACCAGGTGCTCTCGCTCAACGCGCAGGTCACGCAGAAGCGGCACGCGGCGGCGGGGGTGTCGAAGTACATCTGGCGCACCAGCGGGGACGGCGACGTGCGGCCGGCGCACCGTGCGCTCGACGGCAAGGTGTTCAGCTACGACGACCCGCCCGTGGTCGACGCGAAGAAGGGTCGGCGCGAGCACCCCGGCGAGGACTACCAGTGCCGCTGCACGGCGGAGCCGGTGATTGAAGGGTTCGATGAGGTCGAGGGGCCCGCACCACGCGCCGACGCAGGTGACTTCAAAGAGGGCGACCACCCGCGTGCGAAGGACGGGGAGTTCACGAAGGGCGGAGGCGGTCGGGCGGCGTCAGGCGGTGAGCACAAGCTGGACCCCGAGTCGCTGGGAGCCCTCTCCCAGGCCGCACCCCCTGTACCGATGGGTGCGCGCGTGAAGCCGCCAGCGCCCGAGCACCA